TCTTGAGGATATTCCTCAGCTTGATCAGCTATTGATATAACAGTATCGAATCCTAGTGAGTGTATATAATCCAAATCAGTCTCATAGTTTTCTGTAGGAGATACATTGATGCCGTATGCAATGAACCTTACGTCTCGAGTCATAAACTCATCAACATTTTTAAGGTTCAATGCTCCAGCAGCATAGTTTCTTGCGTTTGGTATGGTCTTTGGGGAGACTACCTCTCCTGTTATCTGCATAGGAGCAGTTACAGGAAAGGAGGTAGGTAACTTCTTAGACATTAGTCTAGTGATATCTAATCCTTGTTTTCCATCTCCCCTTGTAAGCACTTTCTGTACTTTACCATCTGCAATTAATATACTTATCGCAGCTCCATCAAACTTAGGTGTAACTACAGTACACGGAAACGCAGGTTTATCTTCTCCTTCCCATACTTTTTGCAGGGAAAACATTGGATATAAATGCGGGAACCGTTTTTCTGAGACATCAGAGTACCCAACATCCTCGATGTTTGCTAGGTTAAACAAATGGTCATATATCTCATCTGACATAATGGGAGAGCCTTTGTAATACTCTTCTGATGCTTTTCTAACTAAATCTGAAATCATAACTATTTGCCTATGTGTTTGACGTCATCTCTTGGTATAACTTGGTATGCACCTTTGTTATACGCAACAGCGACTGTGTATTGTTTACTTACTTCCTTCTTGTATGAAGTGTCTTGTGCAGGACTATATGGTTTAAGTTCTGCACTTGGTATAGAGGGTGAGGAAGGCAGGGTATGATCCTGCACCTGTAGGCGAACCCACTGTCCTGACCGGTTAGACGACTTCCTCTTTGTCTTTAATCTGTTCTTTCTTTTACGCCCATGCTGGTCGTAGCTCATACTTCCTTTTAAAATCATAAGTATATTATACAGAGATTTTGGGGAGTTGTCAAGAACTATTTTATGATTGGTAAGTTTGGTTTATAAGGTCAGAGAACTCTCTTTCTAATATTTCTCTTGACTCTGCTAGAGAAATAATTTCTACAAGACCTTCGAAAAGACCTCTTGTATTCTCAAAGTCAATAGACATAGCAATGCCGTCCTTACTAGGCTTCCATTCTTCATCAAAATCTTGATAATACTTACGAAGATGTAGATACTCTTTGCCTCTAAAACTATTTACTACTAGTCTTACTTGCTCCGAGTTATCTTCGTTAACTGAAATGACCTTCTCATATTTTGCTGGTGCCTCATACAGGTTCATTTCTAATCACCTTGTTGAGTGGTACAATACTTGTTACATTATCTGGCACAAGTATTCTGTAGGAATCTGTGTCCCAACAGAAGCATAATACAGTGTGTTGACCGCTTTTCGCCCTAGTTTTCTTTGATTGTATATATTTATTATCAAAATCTATAGTACACACGTTATATTTCAACTTGCGACTATTTTGACTTCTGTAAGTAATTACTGCATCCCCTGCTCTGTCCATTTTTTCAATGAACTCTTTCTTTTTCATACTTCTCCTTAGTTAATAGTTGAAAATTTTCTTCTTTTTAACTTAAGGTCAATATTTTAGATACAAAAATACCCCGAACTAGTCGGGGTACAAACAATTACTCGTTTATTTTGTTGATAAGGTCAGCAAAATACTGTGCTGCTTTACCAGTTAGTTTTTCAACTATAGAACTATCTACATCATGACCTGCGTCACTGATTGCAGATGATAGTGCATCTTGAGCGTCAGCTTTTGATACTCTAGTTCCACCTGTTGAACCACCTGAAGCCTTGGCTGCTGGTGTTTTCTTGACATAGACGCCAGCCTTAGTAAGAATCATTCTGACTCCGTTAGGTGTTTGCCCTAGTTGCTCAGCAATGTCTGCAACTATTTCCATACTATTCTCTGGTGTAGCATTCTCTTCTACATACATATCAATAGCTTCTTGTTTTGTTTCATCTGTCCATGTTGACATACGTTTTCTCCTGTGTTTGTAAAATTCAGGCATGCCGGGTGCCCACCCTGTCGCTTCCTTCATTTGTTGGTAATATCTATCACTCATAATATAAATATATTATAATAAATTTTGAAAGATTTGTCAAGAACTATTTTATACATCCTATGAAAAATGTTTCTTGATTGCTTTAATTTTATCTTCTGCTTCGGCTATTTTTGAGACTTGAGTCTCCATAGCTTCTACAATATCAGGGTGTTCCCCAATACCAACAGAGTTGCGTTGATATGTCAATAGGTTTGCCTTTGCAACCTCTGCATCTCCTTCCAATTTTTTGATTAATGCTGTAAATAAATAATTCATTCTTGTCCTTCCATTATAGTTACTAGATACTTTGTTATAAATCTATCCTGTAACTCATCATTCACTATACACCCCCATAAAAAGGGTGCGCCTATGGTGAAGCCTATTAGTTGTATAATAAATACAAGTGGCCACCATCTTGTTACTGCGTGATCTGGATATGACCTCCTCATATAGTTATGAATAGGCCACCATAATCTTCCCATTAACATTATTATTGATGACAAATAAATTGCCAACAATATACTAAATAAACTTAACTCCATACTGCTCCAAGTGTCTTAAACTACCAAGCTCATAAGCAGGTTGAACAGTATATTTTCCAGCGAAAGGTAAATGAGGAAAATAAGTATCTTTTAAATCGTCTTGACTACACTCTATGGTGTAACAAAGATATAACTTATATCCTCTTGTTTCCGCTTTTTCAGGGAACAACTCTTTCTTTATGTATGCAGGGTAATTTACCCTAATTGCCCATACTACCTCTCCCTCGTGGAATGTGTCAGCTACACATTGTTCGGGTAATAACGCTCTCCTTCTGGCTTCATAATCTGAATCAGCGAGTTTCATTGGTATTCCAATTCTCTCAATGATATTCTTTATAAAGGCGGGGGATCGGTAGATGGACTGTGCAATAGAAGATACATTAAAACCTTCTACATACATTTTAGCAACGCTAGAAATTTCATCTCTACTTGCAGGCTTGCCTTTGTTCAGGGCTTTTCGTCTAGCCTTGAACTCCTGTGTGTCCTTCCATTCTTCAATAATTTTCTGAAGTCTGGTCGTGTTATACCTAATATTCAGAATTCCGCATGCTTCTTTCTTTGTTATAGGACTAGGTTGTTCAAGTAGCTCTATAACTTGTCTAATATTTACATCAGTAAGATTTTCATATGATTTATTTTTTATCAATCTCTTCTCCTAGCAACATAATTGCGTAATGTAATATTTTTAAAATATCTTCTTTGTTTTTGCCGTCTTTTTTACCATATCTTTGAGCATATTTTATAATGTTTCCTAAACAGAAACTTTCTCCATGCCCAGCATCAAATATAAACTCAGTTGCCTGAATTTTATTCATACTGTAGTGTTGGTCATATGTTCCTAAAATGTGGTTCTTTAGGATAAGGAGGGCTTCTCGTTCGTTAAATTTATTGTTCGTTATTTCCATGCTCTAAATATCTTGGTTATTTTGTTATTTTTTAGTAGTTTAATTTGTTTTCTCCATCTTACAGATGTTTTTGTCTTTTCTTCGAGGTTATCACTATCGTTTATAACTCTAGTTTGTCCATCACTTGTTTTAATAGGTTTCATATTACTCCTCGTTTGTTAGTAGCGATAGCAATGCTGAATAGCCACCAATCTTTTCTCCGTTAAATATAATCTGCGGAAAGGTTCTAGCGGTTGGGAACTCTGCCATAAAGTTCTTAGCAGTATAATCTTCTCCCATGTTTAAGTATCTTACTTCTGCTTTCTTATTCTCTGCTAGGTTCTTTGCCATAGTGCAGTAAGTGCAGTTATCTTTGCCATAAATTGTTACTTTCATTTTGCTGTTATCCTTTTCTCATAGTCGGCGTAATCTTCATTCCACCAATGTGGTTTGTCTCTGTATGACCACTTAGCAAAAGTTGCCTTGTCTAAGTGATAGTAGTCTCTGTAAGACTGAATCGGATTACCTTCCATTTTGAGCTCGTCAGGCATGGCTAGTAGGAACTCCGTCATTCCCAATCTTTCCATGTTTTTGGGTTCTGGTAATCGGTTGATTACTTCCACCACTGATTTGTGCTGTTTACCGTATCTATAATAATATTCGTCGTTGAGGGCATTTGCATAACAGTGAACCCATTCGAAGTTATCAAGCGATGATCGAGTCCAAATAGTACAAGGGTGATTGTACATCATTGGAAGGTAAGGTGTCAAGGGTCTCTCTTCCATTGGCAAGTGTTTAATTTCTGACTTTCGAGAATTAAGTTCTCGAGTTTCCTCTTTATTAAGTGCTCGCGGAATGAAACCTAGAACTGAATCTATCCATATTGCCGTACAAAGTAGCTGGGCTGCTTCGAGTGGCATCTTAACTATATGCTTGTCTACATGAGCTTCCGCACACATATCTAAATTTTCGTCTAAGTAAAATAAATTCATAAATCTATTATACAGAAATTTCGACCCGTTGTCAAGACTTATTTTTAGTGAGGTTTATATTTAGTAGGGATTGTAAAAGGTGAAAGTCGAACTAAGAGTAAGCTCGACTTCCAACTGGTGAGATAATTATTTCCCGAAGGCTTTTCCTGCTTCCGAGATACCAAATGCTCCTAGTGTTACAACTACAAACGAGGTGTAGATAGTATCACTAATCTGTAAGTCCATGCCCCAGAACGCTGTAATTAAATCACAGGTTCCGAATACGAACATTAAGAAGAAAGACATAAAGCCTATAATAGACTTTTCATTTATGTCATTGTCATCTAAGAACAAGTCCATAATCTTTCTTTTTGGTGGAGCAAGTTGCTTTCTTGCTGCTTCAGCTTCTGTTTTGAGAGCTGATATAGTGTCTTCTGCTCCGTCGAGTTTCTCGACAAGTGACATATATTTCTCGAGGTCAATGTTGACTTCGTTTCTATTGTCTACTGCTTCTGACATTATTTATCCTTGGCTTTGCCCACATTAAGTGCGCACCAATCTAATACAACATAGATTTTTTTCATCCACCCGTCGTCGAGTGGTGTAGGTGTTAACGCAGCTACTGCAGATGCGACCAACACGATCGTTGGCACAACTGCTATTAAAGCTTGCACCCATTGAAAGAATTCTAACATACTAGTCTCCTTGTTCGGTAGTCACCTTCCTATAGTAAATAACTACCTCTTTGAGCTCGTTTATATAACGTTTGAGCTCTTGAGTATTATACGCCATCAGTTCATAATCTGGAACACTCATAGCGAAAAATACTACTTGTCCTTGGTCTTTTTCTACTCTCGATAGAAATTCGTCAAGGTTCTTATCTGAAACCACATACCAATATGGTTCTTTTAAGTCTATTTCACGAGGCAGGATAGGTTGAATAATCTTCCTTTCAATTGGTTTTGCACTAACCTCTAATGTCTTTGTTGGTAGTAGGCTGCACGATGAGACTATCATCAGCAGCATCGATGTCACGACTGTCTTCTTCAATTCCATCAAACGCCTCCTTTGTTGCCTTGTTAGCTCTTGTCTCTATCAGACCTGGCTTTGCCGCCGCTAACTTTGTTAAATTGTGTCTCTTAAATATGTCTAAGTATCTATCCATTTCTTTTTGGATTTCCTGACCTTTAGACTGTAGTTCTAAAAGAGACTGTCCTTGTAGTGCCATATCGTTTTGTAACTGCGATATTGTTTCTTCTTGTGTTGCTGCAGCTACCATTAACTGGGCATTGTTCTCTCGAAGTGTTTGATTATCACTCCATAGA